TTGCGGAAGTAGCTCAGTTGATAGAGCATTAGCCTTCCAAGCTGAGGGTCGCGGGTTTGAGCCCCGTCTTCCGCTCTTCTGAAAATCAGGCAGTTACATTAAAAGTAGCTGCCTTTTTTCTTGTCTTATGCTGAACAACATATCGGTTTTAAGGGGTTTTAAGGGGTTTAGAAGTATATTTGTGATGCAAATTTAATGCAAATTTTCTATCAACCTAAATAATCAGATTATGGCAACAGTAAATTACTACCTTGACACTAGAAGACAAAAGAAGGATGGAACCTACCCCATAAAATTGAATATACGACATAATAAACAGTTTATGATCAGTACCGAATTTACAGCTACGCCTGAAACATGGGATGGAAAAGAGTACAATAAGCAAGAAAAGAATTATAAACCTAAGAATATAGCAATTCGGAATATCAAAAACAAAGTCGAGACGTTGATTCTCATCCTTGAAGAAAGTGGAAAATTAAAATTGACCACAGATAAAAAACTGAAAGAACAAATAGAAGAAGCCATAAACAATAGACAAAGTGCAGAAAAGAACTTTTTGTATTACTTTGATCAATTTGTCGATCTAAAGAAAAACGTTGGAACAAAATCCCTCTATCAAACTACCAGAAACAAAATATCAGTATTCGATCCGGAATGTACCTTTGAGTCTATTGATTATAAATGGCTAAAATCATTTGAAGAATGGATGGCCAAATCAATGAAAATAAATGCATATGCCATTCACTTCAGAAATATACGTGCTGTATTTAACTATGCAATAGATGAAGAAATCACGCCTTTATACCCATTCCGTAAATTCAGAATAAAGAAAGAGGAGACCAGAAAGCGATCCTTAACAATCGAACAGCTTGTGATGCTTAGAGACTATCCTTGTGAAGAGTATCAAAAGAAATACAGAGATATGTTTATGCTCATGTTTTATCTTATCGGAATAAATGCTGCTGATTTATTTAATGCAAAGCCTAATTCCCTTAATCATGGACGTATTGAATACAAACGTGCCAAAACCGGCAAATTATACAGTATTAAAGTCGAGCCCGAAGCCATGAAGATTATCGAACAATATAAAGGTAACAACTATCTTCTTAGCATATGTGATGATTATCAGAACTACAAAGACTTTCTCCATAGAATGGGGAACAGCTTAAAACAAATTGGCGAAACAGAGCGAAAGGGATTAGGAGGAAAGAAAATTAGGAAACCATTATTTCCTGACTTATCCAGCTACTGGTCACGGCATACATGGGCAACCATTGCGGCTGAATTAGACATTCCCAAAGAAACCATTTCGGCCGCCCTAGGTCACAACATAGGATCAGCCGTGACTTCGATCTATATCAATTTTGACTATAAAAAAGTAGATGATGCAAATAGAAAGGTTATAGATTATGTTAATAAATTCAATGAGGAGAAGCTTTCCACATGCACGTGTAAGCCTCATCCAAACAATAAATCTAGGCAATAAGAAATTATTCTTATCACAACAAAAAGGAATTATCCGGGTTAACACGCCAGACACCCTGTTTAATAGACGTTCCATTGAAGTGCGGTCAACACTTTGCAAAACAGCCAATGAGGTATATCATCAACTTGCTGGAGCAATATATCTAATTTATCGTTTCTCATTTGCCAAAATGGACTTGATATTTTCTTCGGTAAAACCAAAACAGGCAGCAAAACGTTTAAACGCTTCACGCCTCTTTTCTGGAATGAGAGCGTACATGCTATTAATAGGCGTGTCGCTCTTCATCGCTTTTTGTATCTGTTTCTTTTTCATATCATTTCTTTTACCTTATGTTTGCAGCAGTCACATTCACACAAAAGAGGATGCGCATACTCCCACATAGCTTCTATTATGTCATCGCCAATATATTGTATCTCTTCACCATATGGAGTAATGTCTAATGCCTGGCAAATATGTGTTGCCATGTGGCCGCACTCGTGACGCCAAGACTTGGCAAATTCCTTTGCAGATGAAGTCAATGCAATAACCATCACCGTTTTCCGGTTTCCAAAATTGGAGTACGTGACACCAGTATTTATTTTGCCGGAATTCATATTTTCATAGGCTGTACGCAACATAGCTCCATCGCATCCAATGCCATGCATTTCTGCAAGGATTTCTGTTACATAGTAGCAATCAACCGCATAATAAACAGAGCAATGCCACTCATATTTGGGTAAAGTAAACTGCTGCTTTATCATATCTACAACATTTCATCCCACTCAATCGGTTCCCCTGCCGCAATCATAGTTGCATACCAACGACGCATTGTTGTGCCGTCTGGAGCATCCGGATCATCTATCGTGTCTTTAATGTATAAAGCAAGGTGCTGTTCGTCCGGCACGGAGGATTTCAAAAAATCAGCTTTGCACATGTTTGCCACATAAATATAATCATACAAGGCATTATTATCAAGCTTTATACCATAACGAGTGAGCAATTCATCTACCTTATCTTTTGTTATCGGATCAATACGTTCTTTTTTGTTTGTAGCAGAATTTACTTTTTTCATTAATGAAACAGCAAAATCACACATCTTCTTATTGAAATGCCAACCAAAATTTGACAGGTATGCTTTCATTTCTCTGGGACGCTCGTCATATATATCCAGGGATTCTCTTCTCATAATATAAAGTATTATAGAGGAGCCACATAATGCGACTCCTCATGGTTACACTTAACGATAACGGGAATAACGTCCGGTGCCTCTAACACCACGTCTTTCACCCATGCCACTGCCACCACGACTTGAACTGCCACCACGGCCATAGCCGCCGCGTTCGCCCATATTCTCTTCGTCAAAATAGCGGTCATCGTCATATCTGCGATCTTCATCCCAGCGCTCGCCCATTTCTTCACCGCCGGAAATCTCTTCCAGGCACTGCATAAGCTTACCACCATAACGAAGCATCTTTTCCGCATAGTCGGACATCTTCTCGACTTTGCTCTCGGAAATTTCAATCATCATCATACTTATTGTTTTTTAGAATTGTTACTACTTGTAGTCTTTTCAGAAGACTTAAAGAACTCAGCCATCATAGCCTTCAACTCGCCAAGCTCCTGGCGAAGCGCTTTGTTCTCCGCTTCCTGCCTTTGCCTCTCTGCAAATTCAGGATTAAGAACCTGAAGCATCTTGTCGCATGATTCCATGACGGCCCGATGGTGATCGACACTTCCCAATATCTCAGAGGAGCGGTTGCGCATGGCAGCTACTTCCGCATTCATTGATTCCCGGGAACCGGATATTACCATATTTCCACCTCCGGGAAAGTTTGCATCAGCAATATCGGACATGGCCGGTATCTTTTGAAAGGTGACAGTCTGTTCACCTACCTTAATGGTTATATCAACCACCATTTTAGGAGGTTGACCATAAGGGAGAGGCTGTTGCATAAATTCAGGAACAGGATTAGATACGCCGGAAACGGAGCCGACTTCTATGTATGGAGTACCATCCTTATGAAGAATGAAAAACTCGCTATTTACTCTTAGATTCTGAAAAGGCATAATTAATTAACTCTTTAAAGAGCGGGAGTAATCCCGCCCATTGTTTTACACCACCCCAGTAAGAATTTGCAATGTGTTACTACCTGATTCGTAATAGCACAGGTAAATTCCAGTACCGGTAATATCCGAAGCAGTAACATCTGCACCGGCGATTGTAGTCAGCGCCTGAGTGGCACCGTTGGTATCAAAGACTACCGGAAGTGTGCCAGTAGTGCCGGAGGGAATTGGCTGCGCCAAACGGAACAGGATCAACCCGCCGAATGGAGCAGAAAGAAATGGATGGTTTCGGAAAGAAAAACGCACGTTGGTAGTACCTACCGTAACTCCAGTGCTTTCCAATCTTGGAATACCATTCTTATTTGCCATGATAAAAGGACTAATGAATGCCATATAATGCCTCCTTCCTTTTATCCCCAACCGTTAAAGTTGCCCCATGATCCGATACCATTAAAAAGACCGTATTGAGCAGCAACGCAAGAAGGAACACCTACAACTGGACTGTAAGGAACCTTAGCTACTTCCGGCTGATTACATTCGATTTTTGCAAGGCGAGCACTCAGGTCGCTCAATGCAGCACCAAGTGGTGCGGTTGCCTGACCTACAATTTGAGAGGTCATAGCAGAGCTCTTGAACGTACTGTTCTCCTCACGAAGCTTATCAATCTTATTCTGCATTTCACGCATTTCGGCAGCCTGTTGGCCAGCAAGAATTTGCTGCGTGCTGTCTTTAATGGAATTCTGCAAATCACAGGTTTGACGTTGAGTTTCGTAAGCCACAGATGCAAAGCCTCTTTCTTGACCAGTAGCCACGCCATTGATTGCATTTTGCAGCGTATTGGTCTGCTGACAAATAGCCAGACGGTTTTCGCAGCAACAAGAAGCAATCTGCTGAGCAATGTTACAATTACCCTGCTGGATAGCATTGATAATCTGCATTGAACTCTGTCCAACCTGGTTACCCACCTGCTGAACTTGTGACATTACGCCATTGATAGCGTTTTGAACCTGCCCGATTGAACAGTTCAAATTTGTTGCCAGGTTGTTGATAGCCTGACCATTTCCTTGGATTGCGCTCATAAGCAACTCCCTTCCTGCGTCATTGTTAATTAAATTAGGGATACCAGCTCCGGAAAATCCTCCACCGTTACCACAATCACCGTTACCACCAAATCCATTGCGTCCGAAAAGAGGGAACAGGAAGAAAAGGAAGATAATCCACATAAACCAACTTCCATCACCACCGAATCCATTGTTGTTCTTTCCTTGCATGGCAACCAGCAAGTTAGGGTCAATGCCTTTCTGTTGCAAAAGCGGAGCAAGCATGGCCATCATGCCACCGCCACCGCTGTTCCCACTTTCAGGGAACACATAAGTTTTTGTTTCGCTCATAATATATACTATTAGTTCCGGTCATATGACCGTGGAGCAAAAGTACCTATATTACAAAACCCTTGAAATCAGTTATTTCCAAGCTGTTTCTTTATGTTTTCCAAATATATTCTCATCATTTTCCCACTATCCAGTCGCTCCTGAAAATTGGATATGATATAGTTTATGGTTCTTTTGGTCTTATGTAAATGAATAGATGTTTGAACAGGGTAGAATCCCATTTCTGAAAGGATGTGAACTAGCAAATAGCGTGCATCAACGGTTTCAGTATCTTTATCAGAGGAAAGTATTCGTTCGACGGATATCTCCGTTTCTTGAGAGACTATTTCCAATATTTCAGCAAAGATTTCAGATTTACACATAGAATTTCCATTTTTATGTTTACCTTTGCCTTACCACATAAAACATTGTATATATGAACAAAGCATAAGGAATAGCGTTAAAGGTATTATAAGCCTCCAACGTGCATTCCTTATGCTTAATCATTGTTTTATGTGGTGTAAAACGCGAGCGTTGGGGGCTTTCTTTTATCTCTAAGCCCCAGAAAGAGAGCATTGTTAATATCCTTACGAGATGCTTCTACTCATCTCTAATAATCAATGATCTAAATCATATCAACCTCCTTTCCTTGTTTTATAGATTATCCATGCTGCAATCATCAATAGAAATAATATACAAGATGCCCATATTACACCGGAAATCTGTTTAGGCACCGTCGTTTCGTCTTTCTGCTTCTCCTGTTCCTGCCTATCGTTTTCCTGACTCCAGGAAGACGATGAGCTATCCGATTTCAATGCAGTACTATCCGATAATGAGATATTGGTACTTTGGTCAATTTCATTGTTTTCTTCAGTATTACCTTCGGCCAGCAACGGATATTTACCTGTATCTGGATTAACAGGCTTACTGGTATCATACAACTTCCAGTTTATTTTCCGATTCATAGTAGAATGTAAGAAGTTGGATATATCCTGCTTATTGGTAAATCCAAAATCAACAGCCCTTCCGGTACTATCTTTTCTCTGAATGGATGTTTCCTGGCTTGTGGTAGACTTATGGCTCCCACAGGAATAAAGAGACATCACAATTACCATCACAAGCAAAGCGATAAAGCCTATTATTGACAGCCTAACCATTTCTTTTAGATTATTCATGAACATTTTCTTTTTATTAGTGTTACTATAAGGTTCATATAAACTCTTTTGAACGGCCTTCCGCTGTGATAGTACATTGCCGTTATATTATAGCTCAAAGAGCAAATCATTAATCCGATTTATCCATCCTCGCTTAAACTTATTGTTAGCAGGGCGCTTTCGACATATATCCTCAATGAAGTCAAACCGTGCTATCTTAATCATATCGAACAATTCACGAGGATTACGTGAATTAACGGCAGCAATCGTTTTAGGGCCAACAATCCCATCCACAGTAACGTTAAGAAGCTGTTGAGGTATCTTTATGCCGTAGTTTCCTGAAGCCCAAACCCAATCTACCAGAATATTAGCAACAGACTGACTTTCTATCTGGTCAGCCTTCCATCTGTCCCAATACATTGTCTTTAATATCTCGGTCCATTCATGTTCAGATAGATTCTTCAACCTCTCAACGGTTGGTGCCGGATAACCTTTCTTCCGGCAATACTGCATATAGGTTGCAAGCGTTATACCTCGATTAGTCGCACCTCCCAAATCGTCGGGGTCATTTACGAAACCTCCCTCCCACTTTAGGATAAGAGGTGCCAGTTTTTCAACATTTGCCATAATTATCTTTCGTTTAAATTGTGATAAAATTCTAATCTAATATTAGCATAAACTGATTCAATGTTTGTATAGGCACGCCCATTGTTAGGACCTTCTACATTGTATATTTCAGCCTCTACCACCTTTGCCACTTGATCAATCCATTTCCTGTCTGTATAATCAGACAATTTATTGCCATGATAGGTAAAACAATCAAGTTTACTATTACGATCTTCGTGTATGTTCGTTAGCAAAGTCCGTATCTTCTTAATGGTATTCTCCTTATCTACTATATGATTCTCTTCTCTTATCTTCTTTATAATACGACACACCTTTTCTACCGAAAGATCAAAAAGAAGATTAGATAGAGTTTTAACTCTTAACTGTGTTTCCGGTTGTAATCCTTCGGCTATACGTGTCATTATGTGGTTATTTTCAATCATTTGCCTTTTTAATTCCTGCCAATTTGCTCCCTGGGCTGATAATATACCGTTAATAATACTCATAAACCACCGAAAGCAAGCAATCCACATTAAAGCGGATAATACAAGAAAAAAGCCTGCCGTGATAGCCATCATTCCAAACTCACTAATACCCCTTCCCGTCTGAAGAGCCGCATTTACAACTTCCGTATCCATTACTTTTAATTTTATAAAATTAATCTTATCTTTGCAATAGGATAGTTAGGACACTATCTCGCTCACAATCTCGTCCGGCTCGTGAGAGTCAGACGGGATTTTTTACGGAAGGGCACAAAAAAGCCCATCAACAACACCTAGTACGGGCTGTTAATGGGCATAATCTACGCTTCAAAGATAAGAATTATTTTTTATATTTCAACCTTTTCCTTCATTCTTTTCAATTGATTATCCAAAGTCTTAGCATTACATTTCAACTTTCTGCATATAGACGCTTTACTACATCCTTGGCTTAACATAGAACGAATCAACTTTTCTTTATCATCAAGCTTATATCTTGCATTCTTTCCACCTTTCTTCCTTCCAAGGCGCTGTCCAGCCGCTTTTCTACGCGCCAATGCTTCTTTTGTCCTCATAGATATAAGATTGCGTTCAACTTCGGCCATCAATCCAAACGCAAATGCAAGCATCTGAGAAGAAATACTATTATCCAGTTCGTATCTCTCTTTCACAGTATATAGGTTATATTTCTTTTGAACACACTGGTTTAGTACGGTAAGGACCTCTAGCAGGCTTCTTCCAAGACGACTTACCTCTGTCAATATAAGAATATCTCCACTTTTCATCTTTTTGAGAAGAGAACCAAGTTTACGATTTTTAGTAGAAACCGTTCCCGAAATCACTTCCGAAACCCAAGTGTTAACATTTAAACCTTTTTCTTTGGCAAATCTATCGATTTCAAATCTTTGATTTTCTACGTCCTGTTTAGACGTGCTAACTCTGATGTATGCGTAAACCATTTTTGCGTGTAAAGATACCTATGTTTTTTGTTATCCTTTTATCGTCCCTTAAAAGTACAAAGATATGGAAAAAATACTAATGAATGACTTAGATAAAGTAAATGATATTGCTTATCTTTGCGGAGTGGATGCGAGCGGCAATCCTGTATTGATCAGTAAGGCTAGTTTGGGAAGCGTTGTAGCGCCTTCAGTCACCGCTACCAAAGGCGAAGTTTGGATTGTTTATTTAGACAGCAATAAAAATAAGATTCTTGTACCTTGGGAACAGTGGACTACATCAAGAACCGACGCTGTAGGTGTGGCAATCATGTCAGGAGGCAGACGCTTGCTGATTGCACCTCACGAATCTTCACTTTATTGGAGCTCCGTTGCCGGTTCCGGTGGAGCAGTAACAACAACGGTGAAGACAACAGCAGACGTTGATTATGCGGGCCAAAGCAATACTAGCAAGATTGTCGCTTCAGCTGCATTCGCTGGAGATGGAGAAGGGTATGCACCGGGATATTGCGCAGCGTATAGCAATGGAGGCGTGACTGCCGGTTCGTGGTGGTTACCATCATTAGGAGAGTTAGGGATGATCTACGAAAAGTATGATGCCATAAATGCTGCATTGAAAAAAATCAGCGGAGCTACGCAGTTGTCAAGAGTTACCTACTGGAGCTCTACCGAGGTCTCGGCTACGTACGCGTGGCTTCTGAATTTCAGTGACGGCACTCGCTGGTACACTACTAAGACGACGTACAAGGGTCGGGTTAGGCCGGTTGCAGCATTCTAACTCTTTAACCCTTTAACTCTTTATCTCTTAAGGTTTAAAGGGTAATTAAAAAGATTGTAAAATATAAAAGGACAACATGTTAGCATCGGAGTTAAAGGTTTATCGTGACACATATCAACTGGTTAACACAATCGTGGATTATCAATCGAAATTTCCACGGCTTTACAAATATACCATCGGGCAGAAAATGGTAAACGTGGCTCTTGAACTCTTTGAGTACATACAGCTTGCAAACATGTTTAAGGATAACCGTTCAAGGCACTTGAACGGTTTCGTTGTAAAATTTGAGCTCTTAAAGGTGCTCATCCGCCTTTCAGCGGAAAGAAAGTTAATCACTCTTGGTCAACAAGCGAACATCGCCGGAATGACGAGCAGCATCGGTAAACAAATCACAGCATGGAAGAGTGCCACACAGGTACAATTACCTGTTGGGCAGCGAGAATCGCATTCATCAAGGATGATGTGAGAGAGCTATTTCTTTTATTGAATGGTCTATGCACTCCCATTGAGTTAAGACTAAGTAAGTCATAGAAACAACCGAGAACTCGGCTACGAACGCGTGGAATCTGAATTTCAGTAACGGCAATCGCTGGAACAATACTAAGACGACGAACAAGAATCGGGTTAGGCCGGTTACAGCATTATTTAAAAGAAAAAAGAAAAGTGGTAGAACTAGAAGGATTATTTGAAGCTTATTACGATTGTCGTAAAGACAAACGTGACTCTATTAATTCCCTTAGCTTTGAAGTGGGCTATGAAGAAGGTCTTGTCGATCTGTGCAATGAAATCAATAGCCGCACATATAAGCCGTCTCGTTCTATCGCGTTTATCGTTGATCATCCCGTCTACCGGGAGGTGTTCGCTGCTGACTTTAGAGATCGAATTATACACCATTATATCGCATTGCGCATAGAACCCTTGCTTGAAGCACAGTTTACAAATCGCACTTTTAATTGCCGTAAAGGAAAAGGAACTTTGTATGGCGTGAAAAGGCTGCATGAGGATATACGGATGTGTAGCGATGGTTATACAAAGGATTGCTATATATTGAAAATGGATATTAAAAGCTTCTTCATGTCCATATCAAAAAGGCTACTAAACAAGCGTATGGATGAGTTTATACGTGAAAACTACAACGGTCCGGATAAAGAAGACCTGCGTTATCTGTCATCCATTACCATCCTGCATAATCCGGAAGAAAACTGCATACGTAAATCTCCGGAGGCAAAATGGCGTTTTCTTCCTCCAGGAAAAAGCCTGTTTTTGCAAGATAAGGACCTTGGTTTAGCTATAGGCAATCTTACATCACAGCTTTACGCTAACTTTTATCTGGACCCATTCGATCATTATCTGGAAGATACGTGGATGATTTCTATATAGTGGATGAAAATAAAGACAAGCTCATTGCTGCTATCTCCCCTATACGAAAATACCTGGAAGCTAAATGTAGGCTTACTTTACATCCAAACAAAGTGTATCTCCAACATTACTCAAAGGGCGTCAAATTTACAGGTGCAGTGGTAAAAAGAGATCGGATATACATTTCCAATAGAACGGTGGCTAATTTCCGGAACTTAACGTACAGACTGAACCATACGGAAATAAATGATTTTGAGAAGGTGAGAAAATGTACGGATGGCATGAATTCGTATCTGGGGCTGATGAAACACACTTTGAGCTATGCCATTCGCAGAAAGAATCTAACTAATATAGACAAGAAATATTTTAAGTATTTCTATATTTCCGGCCATTTTGAAAAAATCACAATAAAAAGAAAATATACAGATAAGACTAACGCTATAAATCGGGTTAAGAAAGGAGGATTGAATGGATACGACTAAGAGTGAGATATACCTTGATGATATCGACATGAAAGTGATTAACTTGTTAAAAGAACACTCTAAGATGTTGTTTATTGAACCACAGGGTAATAGATACAAGATAAAGATAGAATGGAATGAGCAGGCGGAGTGATTTGCCTGCTCATTCCATTCTATCTTTATAAATCTGTCCACTCAGATATATCTGTTGTTAAAACATGCGTAAAGACACAATCATCGGTATAAAAACCTTGGAAACATGTTCTAAAAGAATATTCCGTATTGAACTTTATTGCCATATAAAGTTGCCCGCTGTAATAACATGTACCTAAATTAAAATTTGTACTTGCCCCATAAAGTGCAGCACTTGCAATCTTTAAATCTCCAATAAACCTTCCTGTTACTCTAAAAAAAGACAAATCTGTTTTAACGTAGAAAGGAGCATACGGTTGACCATCTACAACTCCACCCCTCAATAAAAACAATGAACCTAAAACGCCTATAGCATCAATCGTATCTGTTAAATTAGGAATTGGGGCGATTAACAATATTCGCCCCCCGACTCCTGTCGTAGAGCCGGGTTTATACTGAGTATATCTCATTTTGTTTGTTCCAGATGAGACAGCCTTATAATCCATTCTCAAAACATCATCTGTCTTTGCTAAAATTTCTTTTCCAGATGCATCAATTCCAACAAAAGAAGCTGGAGTGCCTATCGGAAAATCACCTATCTGTATTTTTTCCATATCTTTGTACTTTTAAGGGACGATTGTTTTACTACAGATTCATCCCGGTTAAACATTTTGTTTTATTCTCTTTCTGTTAATTTTATTCCTTACGTTGCCGGATAAGTATTCCCTAGAACATCATTTTTATAAAACCTTAATCCTGTTCGTGGATTCAGATTAAAAAAATAATTGTCACCGCTCATATCTGTTGATGATGTAATTTCAGCGCTTGATATATTCATTTCTGAATTTAGCACATCATTGTGATAGGCCCTCAGCCTGATTTTAGGGTAGTAATTCTTACCTCCCATCCAATCTTCTTCAACAAAACTGATACGTCCGACTTCGTTGTTGTCTTGATTATACATAGTTATCTTATTTCCCTCAGGGTCTATCTCTATTCGTGTCCCTCCCGCTGAGGTTAAGAATTTACCTATGATCTCGACATTGCCTTCTTCATCGATCTTAAAAGAACCATTCGGAGATTGTATATTCTTAAAAATACCTCCATTCACCTTGACGGTATTACCTTCAAACAAACCCGTAGCAAAATCCAGAAGAAGATTGGGAGTAAATTCTTCCGTGCCAAACTTTCGGAAATCATTGGTAGGATTGCCCGATGCATCAACACCCTGCTGCGATATCATATACTCATCCTGGAATACAGCCGAGCCTATCAAAGCGAAATTAAGGAGAGCAATCTCGGCCGCAATTAACTTGTCGTAAGGATAAGGCGTCCATAGTCCACTCTCTTGATGAGCTTCAATCCATTCCTTCGGGCTAATCTCCGTATTTCCAGGAACGCGGCTGGTCCACATGTACAGCACATTGTCTTGCTTCAGATACTCTCCGTTCTTATACACATTGTCCACATTCCAATCTTCCGAACGCGGAAAAGGCGTAGGATTGGCGGCAACAATGTTCACCTGTTTGCTATCAATCTCTTTCGTCCGTGCAGCATCCTCATAAGCATAGATACTGATACGGTTAGCGGTAGCATACTGATCTGAAGGAATAGTGTAGTCATAAGAACTGACCTTTGAAACAGGTTTGTCCTCAAACAACTTCGTTACACTACTCCCTACAACGCTTTCAACCCTGAACGTGAGATAGACAGACATGGCCACCTTATTACTCCCTTCACTGGCCCAAAACCGGACCTGTAACGGTGCAGCCTGTACGTTATTAGCATCCAAAGATACCGTCTCTGGATTGACACCAATCCAAAGACGTTCTGTTTCAGCAACCAAATAAAATGTTCCTGTCAGTATCATATCATACAATTTATGCAACCCCGCTAATAGAGCCTGATAAACCCATCTTAGCACGAACCATGTCTTCATAAGTCACTGTTGCGTTAGCACCTGTAAACGTGGCGGCACTCTTACCAGTAAGGATAAATGCAGCACCGGCATTATCTTTCAGAGAGAATGTCCAGGTTGTAATGAGTGATGGAACTTCTTCTCCCGTACTACGTTTCGCGGCAACAGGAGTGACCGTTGCCGTTTCACCCTTCTTTACTGTATTACCGCTAATACCGGTAATCTTGATGACCGTATAGTATGGATCGGAAAAGTCAGTCACTTCATCATACCCGGAGGCGACTAGTGAGCCGTCTTTCTTCACATCACAACGTAGTTTCAACACGTTGTCTACATCACTGGTAGAGACTGCCTGTGTGCGAGATGTACCCCAATTGGTATCACCGGCTCCAAGCATCTTAACCCACTGAAATGTAAACCCTGTATAATCGGTTATTTCCACGCCATCTTTGAAAATACGTGCTGTTTCAGTAAGGGATTCGCCGTCCAAAAGAAGTTGAGAACCTTTATTGTTAGATATCAGCACATCATACTGATTACCAGTAGACTCTTGAATAACAACTTCCTTCGACAGCGCATTGAAGGCAATCGAAGAGCCGCCAATCTCAACGGTACCTGAGACAGTGATCCGGTCATTATCATACCCGGAGATTGGCACAAGATTCTTCATAACACGCAAAGCAGGCACTTTATAAGTGTCACCACCGATTGTTGTGCTGTAAGCATCCACTTTTTTGAAATACCCTACCATACCGGCATTCGTGGACAAACCGTTGCTGCCGAAGGTCAGAAGCAAGTCATTATATCGAAACTCAATCGTATTAGGAATCAAGACACTGCCATCAGAGATATCACGCAGGATCACAACAACGGCAGGACGGCTATTTTCTGCCAACGCCTCAAAATCGGGAATGAAAACAGCCGTGCCTTTATTATACCTTTGTACAAGCGGAGTGCCTTCTACACGAAGTGTTCCGTTGATGGTAGTACCATCCATTAAAGCAATAAGGGTAAAACTTCCTTCAAGATTCATACGTCACCCCCTTCCTGTTCAACTGGGTTTTCGGGCGATTCTTCAGTAGTGATATCTTCTTCCGGAGATTCACTATCACTACTGCTTCCACCAGTTACCGGTTCTTCACTATTGTTGTCCTCATCTTCTTGGGGAGGATCATAAAGGCCGCTTTCCTTTTGCTCTTTTATCAGCACTTTCAACTTGTCATCCGAAAGGATGTTCGGCGCAAAATTGGAAAGCACCTTCAAAGCACTGAGTGGCAGGATTACACGGCCGTCCGGAATCCGTTCGGCATACTTGTAATCGTAATTCTGCCCGTCCAGTTCTTCAGGTTTCACTAACAGATAATTCATAAGCTATTCATATTTAGGTGTTATAATCAATTTGCCGTCACTCGTAGTTAAGACTTTGTCATCATTTGTAGTCACTAATGCTGTTACTACATACATTTTCACAGCAGCATATACCGATATGGGATACAAAGGATCGAATGAATATGTAGAAGGAATAAACTCCACCGTTCTTCCACGGCCCACATTCTTTGCTGTACTGCCCGCTTTCGCAGACTTCGCGTACCAGTCAATCACGAATAGACTATCCTTGCTACTGTCAATCAATTGCTTATTATACGATAATATACACTCGTAACCTACAGTGGTATTCATGCGAGAGTTGATCTTGATGCCTTTCGTCTGCCGAATGTCGGCACGCAATGTCCCCGGCATCTCCACTTTGATGGAAGTCGTCGCCTGCATCTCGTCCGAAGTCGGAGAAGATGGACGCGTACCGCTATAGTAAGCACCACGAACACGGACTGAAATATTCCTGAAGAACCGGGCATCCAGTGTAAGAGTTTTCCCCCAGGTACCATTGGCGTTTTTACCAGAAACGAATACATCTAACTCATCCTCTGAAAAGTCTCTCCACGTCGTACCGTCAAGAACCTGCCACCAATAAGCTGCGTTGGCATCAGATACTTTATCTTCACCAGAATACACCTGAGCTGTGATCGAATAAAGCCATTCTCCTTTACTATTCGGTATTACTTCGAGCGGGTTTATAGTCCATCCTTTTGGCCGGTTGATCTTCAGCGAATAATTGTTTGAGTCAAAAATACTCGTCCGGAGTACAATGCTACGCTCAAACTTTTCCTGGGTATTCTTTCGCTTGTCCGTGATAGAAAAGATACAATGCAACTCTATCGGATTGTTATAATCCACATTCTTCTTTACCGTCAAAGAATAAGTAGGTTTACCTGTTGCGGACACGACATAATCATCGTTATTTACGATACGATTACTGCCATCTGATTTTGGAGCGCCTTCATACCATTCGGCACCAGTAATTGCCTGACTGCCGTTCATCAAACCTTCCGGGTCCTGAACGGATATGTAAGGCATCAACACACAAGGAATAAGCGAGCGATCCGGCTCATAGTCGTTCGTATCCTTGTTATAGTTCTGCACAGGATTGCCGGATAGAACCTGTATCTCTGCCAGGAAAGAATAAGGATCAATATGTACCTGTACGTCTTTGGGTTGGGTTTGTATAGCCATTCTATGTATGTTCTATAACTGTTAATTTCTTAATCCCCGTCTTCTCTTTGACAGCCTTCTCCCAATCTTCTACACCTCCGTGGGGAGTATGTAGAATTGTGACTCCGATACGATTAATTATTCCCAGCCACTTGTATCGGTATATTACAACCGTAGGAAATACTATAAAACCACGCGTACTAAAACGATCTGTTTTAATTTCATCCATAACTTTCAAATTCTAAATCCAACATAATTTTCTACTGTTTCTATATCTTCGCCCACCGGGATAAATACCCGGCAGATAATTTTTACTCTCTGATAATCATAACCAAAACCTATACCGACTCCATGCTCATCAGTGTTATCAATGTGTATCACATTCTTTTGACCGTCCACATAGGCAGGCTTCCAGCTATTATCAGCCGGAATATTACCGGTATCACGAAGCCACTCTATCGATACACCTGTAGTAGCTAGTAACACATTAGTTATGTCACGATTGGCGTATTTAATCCATGCAGTTATATCCATATTTACTTGACCGCGTTTTGCGGTACCGGGGGCAATGAAATCTAAGTAGTAGTTCTTATCCCCTTCGAGCAATACCCAACCAGCGGAGTTCCATTTAGGTTCTTCAGTCGTTTTATCAATCAGGCATCCCCATTTACAGCCATAATGATAAGCAGTATGCTGTTCCAGTGTAGTTATTACCTTCTGATTCTCTAAAAGAGTTTCATAGTCTACAAATCGGTAAGGTTCATCACCTTGTGCTGTAGTCAAAGACCATTCACCACGATCCACCTTTTTAGGGATAATCGTTCCATTCCAGTCAGCTTCATAGATTTTCTCAAAAACACCTATCTTCGACATTACACCGACGTCAGTAGAGCCGATAGGAAGCCTCTCTATCATCTTTACGTTGGGGAAGCGTCCAAGAGTCAACGCATAGTTGTAATCTTCGAGAATGGGCTTAAACACATTCTGCAAAAACATGATCCTACCTTCACGGGATGAGAGCAGCCAGCTTTGAGCACGCTCGTTCGGAGCTTCACCAGCATCCGGAACTTTCGCATTACCTTTACGAGTCACATTATACCCTTCAACCGGTGGGTAGTTCTTGCCGCCCGGTACTTCGCTGTCGGGATAAAGGACTACAGTCAAAGTGTTATCATTGCGGTTTTTCGATACTGGTCTGAACCAAGAAGTATAGTAGTCGGTACCTCCGATCAACAGCGAGTTAACGATAGAACATAATACGTCGTTTTCCTCTAATGTAGTCCAATCCGTATCTGTGCGCTTCTCCATAGTAAGCCGGTAAGTGCCATCATCCAACAGCTCAACCTTTTCAATGGTACCGCAGTCAGAGAAAGAGAAATCCCCGGCCATTGCCTGAATTTCGTTGATGATAAGACGCAAAACGGTCAGCGATGACCGCAACTCCATGCGGTCTGCTTGTATCCTCCCATTTGTATCCGCGATTATGCCCTTGCCCGCGATAAGTGAGTCTATAGCTTCGCCAACCTCTAGTCCTCCTAATAACCTTAGCAAATAATTAGTGGAATCTGATTTGTCTTTACGAAGAAAGATCTTGAATAGCTCATCCAAGTTTGCCCCTCCTATTGCAACAACTCGATTCTTATTAGTTCTTATAAATATAAAAGGATTGCTATCTTCATTGTGGATATAGATTTCCCCCTCATTAAGTCCTTCCAAATTTCTTTCTATATTTGGAGACACATCAGGTACAATAGGACTTCCATCAGGATTTACATCACTTCCATACCACAATATTTTACTTACTCTCTTTTTCATCACACACCAACATAATCAACATTAACAAAAGCAGCATCTTCTTTGCTATATTGCAGCATCTCTCCATCCTTGGGATTGGTAATAACAAATCCTACAACAGAGCTAGAAGAACCAGATTCCGGTCTTCCCGCTATGCCGACAATACTATTTTCCTGAGGCTCTAAAGTAATAGAGAGATTAAACAACTGACTATCCTCGATAACTTGAGACATTTCCGGTACCGAGTTTTCTGACCGTACAAAGCCGGTATCTTTCACAATAAATTTAGAAAGACACAATATCCGGTTCAAGTGCCGGCCATACCAATAAGGAACTCCACAGGCGTCACCAATAGTAAGCACATATGAATCATAAGGAACAGAATACAGATTTTTAATTTCCTGCCATTGATTGCGATATTGTTCATTCTCCAGCTTAGGAGTATAGCCGTTTGGTTTAAAGCCCGCCTCAACACGCCAATCAAATATAACCTGTGTGTCTCCGATCCAAAAGATATTATTAAAAACCGAGTTATTATCTTTATGAGAATATCTGATAAGCGTTGTCCTTTCCAATAATTCAGAAGAAGAAGACACGCAGAAAGGTTCGGAAAGGATACCATTTACATTAACCTTATAATCACTGTCAGGCAATCCGGTCAATACGGCATAATGCATCACAACCTCAGAATTCTGGTTGTATGTCGAAAGACTAATACTGGTGGAAGTGTCGTTGATTAAATCGATAAGCGTGGCTGATACGCTCTCGCCTACATTAGCAAATATCTGCAAGTGAATATTGTCACCTGTATAAAACTTCTGTATATAATCTACTTCAATCCCGAATTTGTCCTTTATTGGATTAAAGAACAATGGGCAAACGTCGCCAATCTTAACCATGTCTTTACGTCCTTTTTTGAGAAGCAGGCTCCTTCACCTACATATTGCAAATATACGAATTAAAATTTGATATACAATCGTACTGCCGCTATTCGATACTTTTTATTATTAAAATGTACTTAACAGTCTCCGATTTTCCATAATTGAAATCAGACTTACTTATATAACCTTTATAAACCTCTCCATGGTGAGTTAGAGAAATGTAGCCTTTTAAGTCTACAGGAACATCAACATCACCGGTTTCCACGCTGACTTCACCTATTGTAAAGTCTGATTCATTTATAGGGATATCCTCAGTCTCAGCAACACCATTAATAACGATATCACTATTACCATTGGATGATGCAAATGTAAGCAAAGAGGCACTTACACCTATGTATTTTTTGTTTGCCTCAATCATAAATCTTGGAGCATACATCACATTAAACATACTCTCAGGAGATATAACGCCTGCTATCGAATAATTTCCACCTCTAATCAATTTATATTCCCCTCCGCTAACCGATGATCCTACAAAGAATATGTCATTATCACTATCACTATCCGTTGTATCCTCTCCTCGTTTGGCTGCAAGGAATTCAATGCCATAAGCATCGGCACGATAAGGACTTATGAGGTCCAATACGTTATCCGTAAGTGTGTGACCGGTAGTATATTCATTCGTAAAACGAAACTCATCCCTACCATTAACACTATCATAATCCTGCTTATCGTATCCGGCCTTTACATTTGCATAGATAAGTGATGCATTTACCGAATAGGTAAAATCATTCCATTGATCCGCCAGGTCTTTGATCTCTACATCAGTGAATAAACTATCTCTATGAACAAAAGACACTTTATTGTCATTTATAACAGGAACAAAACCAAACTCGGCCTCCATCCATTTAGTAAACTTTGTATAGCTGGTATATATCTTTGCTTTTTCCAACCCACGGATACTTTCAGCAGCAACAATCAGGGTATTATCCAGTCTACTATCAACTCCAGAAGCGATTTCGCAAGTTACTCCTTCCTTTTCACCATTGATCGACTTTAATAAACGATTTAAGAGAGATATTGGTCTAACGACGTCAATAGATATTGTCTCATCTCGTCCCATAAATGATATATTGATATATCTTGGATCTGCAACTGGATAAGCAAAATCAAATCTTGTGGCTCCTATTGCAGTTAAAACGAAAAATAACATATCACCATTTGCCATCTTTATGTCAATCCCTTCATTCGGTGTTTTCATAGCGAAATAATTATCATTTACAGGTATTACTACTCGTAATATATCTTTATAACTTGTACCATCATAATGACGTAAGATTACATTTGAAAGGCCTCTACCACCAAAGGTTCTAACAACAAGGTCAAATTTTATATTTACCGTTGTGAAAGTCCGTAAACATTTCAAGAAAAAGGCAGCAGGCGGTGTAGTATCAGAGTATGGTATATTATTGTTTTGCTCTTCATCATATACTTCTACTACATTCTTATTCTGTATATCCGGCGTTACAATATAAAGGGGAAGAGTGCTGCTATAATCTTCTGAGTTTTGAGGAACATCTACATATGTATGCATTACCACTTCACTTTCGACTTCATTCTCGCCTGTAATTGTATAATTAACCTGATTATGCATTTGCAAACGATCATATAACAATCTCTTTTCTTCCTTCAAATCATCAACCGGATACTCATACTGCGTTCCCTTATTCGCCTTGATAAGAGCCGCCAAGCTATCATCAACTGCGTTAATACTGATTATGCTCCCATCGTCACTGAATGTAGAAAAATCAAGCGCACAACGGAACCGCTCATTCCAAGTCCATGAGTTATTGCGTGTATAAAATACAATGGATGCAGACGCATCTATATAAGCTTTCCTATATTCTCCCTTCAGTAGAGAATAACCCGACCCGGCAAACTGAAACTTCGTGGAGAAGGATCTAATCACACCGTCATAATTATCACGCTTAAAAGACAATTTCACATCGTCCCAATTGGACAGATCATCGGTTACATCATAAGCATAGCCACCGACCAATAACTCACATTTATACATACTATTTCTTTTTAAGTGAACGCAACATTGCTTGTGTCTCTTCGCATACCTTCTTTACCATATAGGCATATTCCTTTGCAGAAAGCTTGTGTATATCGATGTGCATTTTAAAATGCTCCATCAACATAATTCTCTCCCTAGTAAAGTAGTCTTTACTCATTGCCGGCTTAAGCTCTTCCGGCCGGCTATCCCTTAGTTTCTCAAGCCTATATTGAGATGTGGACAAAATAGAAGCTACACGTTGGCGAATTCTAGCCTTATCCTTGGCGGGTATCTTAAATCCGAATCTTACAAGCGTCTTACTTACTTGTTCGAACTTACCTTCCGAAATGAGATATTCACAAACCCTCATACATTCAATTTTAAGCTCACAGTTGAGCATTTCATTCTGCTTTGTTATTTCCGCTATCGCAGAACGCCCTCCTACTATTTCCGAGTATTCGGCAAGCAAGCGTTCGGCAATTGCTATTGCATCAGCCTCAGCAAGCTCGCCATCGGAAACTTTAGTCAGATTTCCCATGAACACTTCTATAAAGCGAGACATGGGGATTTTATCTAAATCGTCGTATATCATGATTAAGCATTTATTTATAGTTATATCTTGTAACATTAATCATCTTAAGAATTTCTTTCCTACCAATCCCTGTTATTCTCCGGTGATAGATTATTCTGCCATTATCAAGACATTCTTGTTTAATATCAAACCACCCCAATTCTGAATATTTTGTATATGGAACCCAAGTTTGGTTAACTTTATACTGAATGCCTAAGACCTTCAATTTATTATTCAACTCAATGGCAGACTTTAGACCTAATTCCTTAGCTATTTCCGTACAAGTATATGTCTTATTTACATGAGTAAGTATTGCTACCTGCTTTTCTGCCTCAACACGAGCTGAACGCTCTTCTTTCAACTTCGTAAGCAATTCAATTCCAAAATCCGGATTATTTAGAATTTGGTCAATCACATTGTCAGTGGCATATATGCCATGTTTACGGATAGAAGGTAATACCTCATCGCACACCCAATCTTGAAACTTTTCGGCATCAGGGAGATTGCTTCTCATTATCAAACGAAACACATCCTTTTCTGGAATGTATATCATATTAGTGCCTCCAATACCATTAGCATGTTCGTGATACACGATTTCGCCTGATTTACAATGCCTTGAAATAGCATCAGATGTGTTAGAATATCCTAATGATGTTGCTACATCCTTTGCACAAAATAAAGGCTCACCACTTTCGCTCATAGTAATTCGGACTTCTCCGAACTGCTCATTTTTAAAAATCTGTATGTCTTTCATAAGTCGTCTCGTGCTCCTTCACACGATAATTTTAATGAGAAAAATAAATGTTGAAAATATCTATATGATAAATATTTACCTGTCCATAGTTGCCATCGAATATCTTCTTTATCTCATAACCATGCTCATAAGACAAGGCTTTAAGTTTACGCCAATTGATTTTTCGCCAATTCAATCCCTTTTCCTTGGCATATCTTTTGATAGAATACCACTTCATTGATTCATCAAGCTGTTCTGTCTTCTGTTCAAGAAGAATTTGAGCTTTCTCTTTAGCCTCTACCTCATCGGCAAGCTGGCGAAGGGCAGCAGCATAGGACTGGGGCACTTGCAATTCTTTTAGCCTAGCTTCCATAGCTTTAAAAGCATTAATATAGTCCAATTTAAACAACAATGCCCTCTTACCGGTAAATCCCATAGCAAGTAAAGAAAAACCATCACGGTTCATTACGAACATCGGATATGACTGCCCATTTTGTTCATTGACATAAGTTGTTTCAGCAAACATTGGGTCAGCCGAATTTTCGGCACACCCCTTAACTAATTCACGTATTGCATTTAATACGTGTTTATGTTCTTTCCCAAACTTTTCAGCTACCAACAAACTGTTTGTCAATACCCGATTGCTACCATCTTTAAATACTAAATCTTTCATAACGTCGTTCTGCGCTCCTTCACACAGTGTTTTAAATTAAAAGAAATGAAAGCCACCAAAGTGTCGCACGGCCCTGATGGCTTTCGGTAAATTAATTCGCCAATTAATTACCTTAGATTGTCCGATGGAGATAATCAAGCTCTCTTTGAACCGCCTCCTTCCTACGGGCCTTACTTAACTTGCGTACTTCATCTGTTAATATGCGGATCTCCTTTCTTAATTCAAGAGCACCGGTATCTACATTTACTGTGAAGGGAATGCCTTCACGTTCTGCGTCCTGTGCCATCGCTCCCAAGTCCGATCTAAGAAGTGGACGAACAGAGATGTATTGCTCCAAATCAGGAACGACCGCTGCACCTTTAGGCAAGTCTACCAATGTAGGTATGGAAGGAGTGGCAAAGAGGCCCTTATTCGTTAAGATACCCTCTCGCCTACCCCCATCACCCACGATGGCTAAACCTCCGGGATGGTTGTCGGTTCCTTTGGCGTATTTGGGGATGGGTTGAGCTATAATTGTTGCTAACTGAATAGCACCTTGTGCTGCAATAATAGCAGCTAAAGGAGCGCCAAAAATTCCAGCCTGCCCCCAAGCTTTCATTATAGCAACAGCGGTATTCATTATTGTTTGAATAATATTATTTGTTTTATCTAATTTCGCTTGTTGAATTTGTAGTTGAGCTTTTTTCTTTGCCAATTCAGCCTCTTTACTAGCTGTTTTCTCTTCAGCCGCACGTTTTCTAGCTTCAGCTTCTTCGGTAGAGATCGCCCCCTTTTGTTCAAGACTCTCTATCCTCTCCAACTCTCTTTCATAAGCTTCATCATTAGCATCTTGTTCCGATTCGATCTCTTCTATCTTTCTATCATATATAGCTGATCCCAAATCTGCAAATCCACCAAGTAAATCTGCTATAGCTTGGATGGATTCTGCTGTTTTATCCATTTCTTTTTTAATGGAATCAGCAGTTCTTTTTGATGCATTTATTTTGGCATCTCGCACTTGTTCAGCTAATACAATTTCAGCCTTAGATATTTCTTGCTCAAGCTTTAATCTATCCTCATCAGAAATCCCAGGAGTATTAGCAAGTTTTTTAGCTAAATCAACAGCCTGTTCAGCTTGTTGAATGGCATATTTTTCTGCAATTTCAGCTTTACGCCTTTCATAAGCCTCAGCATTTATTATACCCTTAGTATATTCTTCTGTCAAATCATCTAGCTCCTGAGACATAGCAGCATTTATTAAGATACTTCGATTAGTATATTCTTCCTGTATTTTTTTATTAACTTCATTAGCATAATTCTCCTTAAGTTCCAATCTTTTTATCTCATATTTTTTTTCAATATTAGTTATATCCTCGTTCTTTCTTATAGCTAATTCTTTCTCGGACTCTTCTTCATTCCTTAATAGCTCTAATCTAACATTATACTCTTCTTCTGACCCTTTCTTTACTATATTAATTTTATTTTGTAACCGTTTTTTCTCTACTGCCAAGTAATAATCAATTTCGTAATTCCCCAAATCTTCTTCCATTTTTCTTAATAAATCTTGACGAAGTTGGTTTTCTTCTTCAGAAGTCCCTTTTATTACAGAAATACGCTTTGCATAAGCAGTTTTTATCTTAGCTAATTCTTTATCAATCCCCTCATCCATCAAATCTAATTTAATCTGCTCATATTCTTCTCTAAGTCTTTTTTGTTCTTCAAGCTGCTTCTTCAATTTTTCCAACTCTTCATCAGTCAACACCTCTTTCTTTACTACCGGCAATTGAATAGAAGTAATCCTTTGTATTCTTTCTTGCATTGCCTCCACTTCAGAAAGTTTGTTTAAATATTCATTCCATGTTCTATTTATATCGGCATTTATTTCAGAATTAGATCGCTGAATACCTAAACCTTGCTTAAAGAAACTTTTATCTTCATACTCTTTTAAGTATTTTTTATTTTCTAAAATAGCTTTATTCAATTCTGCCTGTTCTTGTTTTAAAGACAGTTGTAATATTTCCAAATGTTCATTTTTTGCTTTTGAAAATGCTTCGTTTTCTTCTTTTCCTGCTTTTATATACGTTTCTTTACGCATATTTATTCGAGAAATATCTTTATTTAGTTCGTTTTCATTAATTGTAGATCTCCCTAAGGCTTTAGCTTGTTCAGATTGGCGATTTCCCATTTCTTCAGTTGATTCAAAAACCATTCTTATAGTTCCTATTAAATCTGCCGCAATTTCATTAACAAACGTTTTTACTTTTGTGGTCATTTTCTCAAAAGCCCCACCAGTCGAATCAAATAACAAAGCTATCTCAGTAGATAACTTAGTTTGCGCCTCTAATAAATCTTGTTCTGCCTCTCCTAATTCTCCTGTTTTTTGTTTTACATTATCCAGATTAGTGGAAATATCTTTTAAGGTACGAATATACTGCAATCCAGCATCTTCTCCCGGCCCCCCAAATATATTTGCAATAGCTGATCCTACTTCCCGACTATTATCAGGCAATTGATTAAGCTTTTCGCTAACCATTTGCATAACATCAAATGTACTTAAAGCTCCATTCTGAAGACCTTTTTGAAGTTCTATTGAATTAAGACCAATTTTGTCTAAGGCTTCAGCTGTTGATTTTGTCATTTCTCGAATGCGTAAATTACCTTCCTTTATCGCATCAAGTCCTTTATCTGAATAAATTCCTTGTTTGCTAGTTTCAGCTATTATTGCAATAAATTGACTAGCGGAAATACCAGCTTCCTTAAAATAAGCTGGATATTCTTTTAGATAATCAAAAAACTCGCCATTAGCATCTGCTCCAGCAATAAATCCATCCTTTAATAATGTCAATGCATTTTCTGAAGATATACCAAATTGTTTCGTCAAAGTATTAGTTGCAATCAGGGTCTCTTTAAAATCTTTATTATAAAAATCTGCAACCGACTGAATTTCCGTTCTATACTTTTTTAAGTCATCTCCGCTTTTTCCAGTAAACTGAGATGTTAACTTGGTAGCCTGAACTAAACCTGTATTATAATCATACCAAAACTTAGCAAGGATGCCTACTCCAGAAATTCCAGCTATAGAAAGAAAAGCAGGATTGGAAAAAAGAGTTTTTAGAGAGGCACCCAAAGTAAAGGTGCTTCTTCTTATATTTTCTGTCAAACTAGACAAACCATCACTTTCAGCTGCCAATTTAAAGATAGAATCACCTATCTCATTATTCATACCTAACACCTTCTTTATGCTTTCATAGTCTGCAAAAGGATAATTCCCAATATTCCTTTTGCGCTTAATCATTTTATCAGATACCTTATCTAATAATACTTCATTTTCTTCTATTTTCTTATTATATTTCTCAATGGTATCAATTGCTCCTTCCTGAGTTATATCCAAGTCTCTAACCGCCTTACGCAGTATTCGGTTTTGCTCTCCGGCCTCGGTCGCACTTTTAGCCTCTGTCTTCAAGGCTTTTTGAATTTCCTCTGTCGTATTCTTTAATTTTCTTCTTTCTTGATTTAGTAATTTCTGTTGTTTTAAACGCTCCGTTTCAACCTTTTGCAAAGCTAATTCAGCATCAGCATTCAATTTATTAGCTTTTGCTTCTTCAAGTATTTGCTTAACATTCTCTTTGGTCTGATCTGAAACTTGTTTCAGTAAGTCTTTATAGTCTTTTTGTATCTGAGCAAGCTTAGTCTGAGTTTCAGATAGTTCTTTGAGAATTGCGTTACCGCCTTTAGCCTTTTCCTTTAGTTCGACATAACCAGTAATCTTTATTGTTACCTGTTGAGCTAGTTTTTCAGCAAAAGCAGCGTATTCGGCTTTTGCTAACATAATATCTTTTGTAAATCTATCAACTTGATCAAAAGCTTTTTCGCTAATAAAATCTGTTATTTTTAAGTCCTGAGCCATACGTCCATTGTTTAAGTAGCGTGCGACATCACCCGCTGGCGCAAATATAAATATACCCAGGTTACAAAAAAGTACATATTAATAATAAAATTTAGAGGAGAAGGAAATTTTTTCCGTACAAAAGTGTACATAATTAGATTTAGGAGGGATAATCAAGAAAAGGAGATAAAAAAAGCGGGGTGTTTGCCCCGCTAATCTCAATTACCAATGCGATAGAAATAGTGATAAAGTATCTATATCTTTAAATTCTTATATTTATTTCAAGATAATAATCCAAATCTTCTGAGTTCAAACTTACTTATTCGGGAATTATTTTTAATTTTATCACATACAGTTGACACATCTTCTTCAGTCAAGGAACCTAAATATGAACTTTTTAAAAGTTTTATTTTCTTCACAGTCTTAATCGAAGAACAATCTATATAGCTATCATATGAAAGAAAATCATAATCCTTTCCCTTTACAGGATGCTGCATCGCTTGAACTAAGGGTGGCAATTTCATATTAATATAAGAATTAAATATAACACCACCATAAGCATTACCTTTATTATCAAATCCAAGAACAACAAAATATTTGTCACGATTGGCATCACCCGGCTTTGGCGTTACACCATTAGCTTTATTCATCGTAATGCGGAATACATCTCCTATCTTAATTTCCGAAGGCTTCATTAAATTCTATCGATTCATTGATATATTTAATTAATCCATCACTTGCGCCTCCATCACGAGCTATTTCTCCTGGATCAATGACATGCGGCCCCTTCTGCCTCCTCGCCTTTTCCCAACAATTTGTATGAGAAGTTTTTTCCAATTCCGCAAAATTCATCTTTCCATATTTAGAAATACATTCATCTAAAACTTCAATATCATATTTAGATAAATAATCTGCATCAGACTCACGTTTTGGTAATAAATAGTAGTCCACAACATGAATATCTTTTTTCATATCAGGAAGAACACTTTGCTGTCCTTTAATTGTATTATACAATTCTGTAGGAACAGGACCATGAGGAAGAGCACAGAATTTATCCGTTATCATTAATTGCCCCCATTCTACTAAACTACGCTGGTTGGCAAAGTACAATATTTTAAATAGATGATAATAATCTATACCCCCTGTTTTATTGAGGATATAAAGCACCACTTCTATAATTCTCTGTTTATCAAAGCTTGTCATCCTTATTATCTCCTTTCTTTTAAACTTTAATTTCTGGGTATTCATATCAAGCAAAAGCAGGGATTCCTATATTCTCTGAATATTTCACATAATCTTTATTTTCCACAATATCCTTAAATTCCGGTATCTTATCCATCATTGCAGATATATCCGGAGACTTAATTTTCCGTTGCCTCTTGCTTTTTATATCCCAACCATGTTTTTTCAAATCAGCTACAAGCGTATTCTTTCGTATGCAATATTCCACATAAATACCCATACTCTGTTCAAAGGATTTTTTAGCTTCATTTTCATTCTCTCCATATCCTGACATATCAAGAGCAGGACAATATGCAATAAAGACATTGTCCTCCCGGAAGAGATACACACCTACTTTAATGATTATTTTAGTAGCACCGTCCTTAAATTCACCTTTAAACGAAAGATTACTCATAATGAATAATTATTAAGTAGAATTTTTTCTTTATCTATTGCACATTTAAACTTCTCCCTTATCATATTTCCTTAGTATAACAAGAGAATATTGTCTTCTAATATGCAAATATAGATAATTATTTGCATTATAATAATCATTGATACATAATTAACTATCAATTTAGATATCTATAATACTAATTAAAACAAGTATTAGACAACCAACTGAATTTATTATCTTAAAATGAATATGATTATAGAAATTATTACTCATTATACTTGATGAAACTATATTAAGACTATGATTGATTGAATTTTAACGAAGTTATACCATCGTTTTACCCAAATTATTCATATATTTGCATTATAAACATTTCTACATTAGAATTATGGAAGATAAATTTATAGAACTTATTAGCGAACATTTTGGCATATCATTCTTTATAGGAGTGGTCCTAGTAGGTGTGGTTATTTTCTTAATATGGTGGGCCAGAGGTGTATATGACAAAGTTAAAAGCATTGATAAACTTCCATGTCAGGCTAATAGTAACAAAATAGATAGTCACATTAACAAACATGGAGAAGTAGATGTTACTATTACTCGAATTGAGGAATCCATTAATCATTTGGAGGAAAAAGTACAAAATATCGACAGTTTACCATGTCATTCAAATATCGAAAAATTAAATAACCACATCAATAAGCATAGTGAAGTAGATGTGGCTATTACCCGCATTGAGACATCTATTAATTACCTACAGAAAAACATAGAATCTTTATCTCAATCATTGCAAAGTAACAATAAAGGGATTATTCTTGATCCATTTACTCAGACTCACAGTCCATTATCCATAACTCAAGCTGGAAGAGAAATGATGAATCGGTTAGGCGTGCAAGAAATGTTTCTAAAAAATTGGGAACGCATCAACCAACTTATAACGGATCATGTAGAACAAAAGAATCCTTATGACATACAACAGTTCTGTTTAGAGCAGGCAGTGGTTTTCCCTGAAAAGTTCTTAAACGAAGACAACTTAAATACAATAAAGCTAGATGCTTATGAAAAAGGAGTACCTTTAGCTTCTTATATGAGAGTTATTGCAGTATTAGCTCGTGATAAATATTTTCAAGAACACAATATCGACGTCTCGGAAGTAGATAAAAATGATCCAAATATAAGAGAATAGATACATTATAGTCAATTATCTATGAAAAAACAACTAATCTAACATCGTTAGTATCAATTTAAAAACGTTATGAACCGGAATAATAGATATTTCGTGAAGATAATAAATAAAGGGATGCAAATGCACCCCTTTATTTATATCAAGCATCCAACAAACCTATATTTTAGATAGGAAGAACATTAGGATATTTCCGGTAATACAATTTAGTCAACGTGGATTTAAGGCTGTTATAGTCTTTTATGAAACCCAAATCTATCCATTGGGCTATTTGCAATTCCAACTCATACAGTTCACGAATTTTAGCCTCATCACCAATCTTATTACGCATTTCTGATTCATGTTTGCCATAGACTATGATATTGAGTGATTTTGCCAAATCCTTAATTTTTCTTTGAAATATATCCCCAGGGAGTATTGTACAAACGGAACGACACATAGCAGGATAAGCATCACCGGCTAAATTACGGTATTGAATCATCTCATCATATACAAAGCGTATTACCTTTACTTCAAAACGAGGGTTAATCCACATTGCGAATTTTGTAAATAGAAAAGGATGCATCCATACCTCTTCTTTAGGTCTGCCAGCTTTACCTTTTTCTTTAACCTTACTCTTCTTAACTACCTGATTATCAATTTTAGGGGAAAATTCCCCTAAACCATTTTCACGTTCTTCAGCTATGAGCGCTTCTATAAAATCTCCGGTTCTTTTAGCCAAAAGAAACTCATCCATTTTTCTTTGTTCATTTCCTTTTACTGAATTCCATTGACGTAACAAGTCCCCACCGTCAAAATAGCCATCTTTTGTTCTCTGACTAACTGTAAATTCACCCATAGGGCGAACCATGATTTGATTTGTTTTCATAATAAAGTCTTTTCGTTCGAGGACGTACCGCATTTCTTCATGCGGAGATAAAAAGGCAAAAGCCATGCAGGGGGTTGCGACCTACACAGCTTTCTATATCTTAATCCTCTGATTAATTCTAAATTTCATAAGTACAACCCAATGCTGGGCAAATATAATAATAATTTTCAAAAACAGCACTTTTAGAGCCGTTTTTTTACAGAATAATTATAATCTACCAATTAATCTTTTGTTGGCAAAATAAATCTTCTATAGCAAAGGGGGATCGCTAAAGGGGAGTATTATAATCATTTATTAATAAATTAGGAACTATCCTAATACTTCATCAAGCACCTTTGTTTTTATTTTAAACCTATTTATTATATCCACTTCTGTCTTTGTTAGCCCTTTCAGATTCACACCACAGTTACAGAATTCGGCTTCGGGATCATTTCTATGTCCTTTTTCACAAATAAATTTCATTTGTTCTTTCCCTAACAAACCTCCTTTGGTCAATTCAATTTTTCCTGTATTTGGCAGATTGTCTAATTTATCTATAATTTGTTTCATATAAGATAAATCCTCTTTGGTATAATAATTTGTTCTTGCTTCCAATAATATTATTGCTACATGAATATCTATATCCAAAAAATTCAATATAGATTTAGCATCAAAATATCCACCATTTTTTATAATTGCTATATATGATTTATGGTTAGACAAATCATCTGAATATATTATTGGAATAAGTTTTTCTTTAGGAAAAGCTAACAAAACTTTTTCCAAATCTTTGGTTTCTTCAGCAAATGGAAGTGAATCACAGCATGATGAATATCTTTCTAATAGTTTTGGAATAATTTCTACCTGTGGATTTTCAAGTAAAAATTCAACCCATGCATGAGATAAGGTTACATTATTATTAATACTATCAACAATAAATCTTCTATATATTTCTTTATCCAGATCAGATTGAGTTATTATTTCAGCCTTAAAATCATTTTCATTATCATTATCTGGATAATCAACAACGCAAGCGGTTCCAGAAACAGAAACCATAAACATTGATTTGTCTTTTCCTGAAATTTCGTCAAAGTCAACTTTAAAACCAATAATACAATTAGCACCAATATTCAAAGCTTTCTGCTTTAATTCTTTGGATGCCTCATCATATATTATTTCTAACTTTCTTTTATATGAATCAGATCGGCCACCAAAAAAATCAGTAAAAGAGGCCGCAAAATCTGAAAACACATTAGTACCAATCACAATATTAGAACAAAGTGCTCCAATATATCTTTTTATAGGAGTTCCCTCAATATTATTAGTAGTAGAAATAAGGAATTTGCTTTTCATAATTATACATTTTAAAGTCTAACATCATATAAAATAAACATATAAACAATATATATTGTGCAATAACCATTCTTAAGATCAAATATTATCAGACTTCTTTATATTACAATTCTTGCATAGAATCTGCAAATTTCTAAAAGTCGTCGCTCCTCCCTTGGATATAGGTATAATATGATCAAATTCCAAATTTTCATTACTGCCACAGATACAACATTTTCCACCATCCCTATTCCAAACAGCAGTAGCGATATCCATAGGTATCGTCATTCTATTACCATCTTTTTGAATATAGACATTGAATATTTTTCCTTCTTGAACCAGTTCATCTAGGACTTCACGTTCAATCATCTTTTTTCTTTCTTTTTTATAGACAGCATTTTTTATATCCTCTTTTTCCAGACCTGCGATAACCTCCATCTTCATCTCTTGGGGATATTTTTTTATTCGGCATATTTCTTCCTTATATTTGATCATTTTATTATTATCAAATTCAAATATACCAGAAACAGGACTTTTAATAATTGTCCTTCCGTCCAACCTGTATCCATAGGCATTATCGGCACGCAAGCTAATTAATGCATCATTAATATTTATCCAATTATAATTTCCTTTCGATTTATCAAATTCTCGATTAAAAGAAACAGTGTCATATTCTTCCAATGAAAAAAGCCGGTAATACTCGTCATCTTCTACAACTTCATATTTGCATAGCAACTCCTCATCCATTCTTTGCAAAGTTCTTTTTCTATGATTTTCAGACAATTTATCAATTCGTAAATTTAATTCTGTTGTTTCTTTTTTCAATTCTGAAATAAGTTTATCTTTTTCAGCCAAAAGCCTATCTCTCTGAGATAATTCTTTCTTTAAAATATCTACTTCTTTTGATTTTGCATAAAAACGTTGCCTTACTTCTCCTATACTCTCATCTATATCAATACTTTTTATTGATAATGAATAATGAATGTCGTCATAAGCATCATATATTATTTTAGAAATTGTATCAGAATTGAATAGCACCAAAAATTTCACCTTTGCTCCTTGATGCAATTCGTAACTATGAATTTCATAATTATCTTTTCTTGCATAAAATTTACACGGCAGTTCACATCCCTTATGAGAAAAGCCGTCATTATCTATTGCTGTAAAACATTCATCATATATTCGAATTTTTTGGTTTGAAATATTGCGTATTATCATGTATACATGAGATAATTTCAATCCATTAGCCTTAACCGTTCCAAATTCCAACTGTCCTATGCTATAACAATCTTCGTTCTCACTGCACAAATTAACACAATCAAGCTGTTTGCTCTCTTCTATTTTTACAAGCTCTATATATATGCCTTTATTCATAACATTGTTATAATTAAATTTAAAGCACACAAAAATATGGATTATATTTTTTCATTATTATCCTAATCCTATTTTTTGCTCTATGTTTTTAAACACATCTACACATTGCCATACATTTGACCTGTCTTTACACTGCGAAGATCTGTTTTATTATTTATTCTATCTAATTCTATTTATACCTCCTTCGTACCCTCTTCGTATCTCCTTCGCTATTTCCATCATTGTATAGAAGCGAAGAAAGAGCGAATCTGATAAGAATATAATTACTTCTTGACTTTATTTTTTTTGCTAAACTTATTGCTAATTCAACAAATATTTGTATATTTGCAGTGCTTAACATCATTAAATATCATCCAATGCGAGCAAAGCTTGCATTTATTGCAGGCATTTTTTATGCTTGTATTTTAAAATATTGAGGTATTACTATACCCCCGTGGCAAACTGTAATGGAATGCCAGCATTGGATGAAATGTGTTAAGCAGCGGGAAAGGTGGTAATACCTCTTTTTTATTGTTTATGCTTAACAATAATTCATCCAATCAAAACGATGTGAATAATAGTAATGTCGTAATGACGTTGTCCCACGAAACGGGAATCATTCTTTCTAAACAGAGTAGTGAAAGCGATATCAAACGCTATTTCAACAAAGTATTAGAGCTATCCAAATCAGACAATGAATTTCCAATCAATCTTGATGAAGTGTGGATGCTAATCTATAGCAGAAAACAGGAAGCTGTAAGAGCGCTAGTTGCAAGCGATCAATTTATCGAAGGCGTTGATTATCAATCCATGCGCAGAAATGCGCAAGGTGGCCAATTTGCTTCAACCGACTACCGACTAACCGTTTCCTGCATGGAATTCTTCATTGCCCGCAAAGTGCGTCCAGTATTTGAGGTATACCGCCAAGTTTTCCATCATACAATTAATCATAACTTTTCCATCCCTCAAACCTACAGTGATGCCCTACTCCTTGCCGCAAACCAAGCCAGGCAGATAGAGAACCTGAAGGAAGAGAACCATCTGCTGGTATTAGAGAATAACAGTTACCGGGAAAAGGTGGAATTCGCAGACAGCATCATGCAGTCCAAAAATTGCATTACCATTGGAGAGATGGCGAACATACTTAACCAGAACAAAATCTTCCGGAAAGGACGTAATGCACTTTATGGTGCACTCCGGCAAAAGGGTTATCTATTAAAAAGAGGTATAAGGTATAACCTTCCTACCCAGAAGTCCATATCGGAAGGGATTATGAGAGTGGCGGAAATTCCCTCCCATACCATAAGCGGGATCACCATCAACCGAAGTGCCGTTATCACTCCAAAGGGACAACAGTATTTCATTAAGATGTTCCGAAAGCTTAAAGGGGACAAACAATTCTCACTCAGCTTCTAAAGCTAAGAATCAGATGGTATATTGTAGTACGGAAAAAGCCGTACAGCCCCCTTTATGCCCATTCAAGACCTATAACCAAGTATATTCATATAAATTACATTGTCATGGAACGACCACCTATAAAGTATATAGTTCAGATTGATAACATGTATCTGGCTGATCTTATGTTTTATTGGACCTATTACAATCAACCGTGCACCCTCGTGCTCCTAAAGCCGAAGACAGAAGGATTGTCGGCTGTCAAGCTAATAGTAGACAGTGACGAGGCCGCAAGCTTCCTCTTTCGGGTACAAGAGAAGACGGGATGCAGACTGCACATCAAAGATTAAATTATGATTGAAATCGCATTGTCTTTAGCATGCCTGTACGCAGGTTACAGGATGTTCAGAAAGAAAGGAGAACCTTTCTTCTATAACTAATATTACGAACAATAAAAAACGAACAATTATGGAAATTTACAGAAAAGGTAAAATTACAGTAGATTCTGAAATGATCATGGAACAACTGCTTCTGAATTCAGAAGCGTGCGGAGTACTCTTCGAAAAAGTGAAGAGACTGGAAAAAATAGTTTGCAGCCGAAAGGAAGCAGAAAACTCTGAAGGCACAGGGAATGATACCGGACAAAACCCGTACATGAAAATAGTTACTAAAAACAAATATAAAAAGATACCACATAAACGATAAGCATTGTACAGCACGTTAAGGCTCCGGCCCAACGACTCGCAGCTACAATACGTCCCGCCAGCAATACGGCTGGCGGGAAGGTGGTGACAACATCCTTCACATGATTATTAAGACAGCCCCGGGCTTAGGCTTGGGGCTGTTTCATGTTCAAATGTTAAATATCCGACAAAGTAACATATTTGTTACTCATAAATTTGGATATAAGTAACAGATGTGTTACTTTTGCACTGTCAAACAAGAGGTCATTGATTTTTTTACATTAATTGCTTATGAAGTTTTCTGAACTGTATCAGCTACTGGAAAACAATGGGTGGAAAAAGGTAGAAGGAAAGAAACATAGTAAATATGTTCATCCTGATTATTCTAATTTCATTCCAGTAGGTAGACACCCTAGTAAAGAAGTTCCGAAAGGTACTTTAAATCAGATTTTAAAGAATGCGGGGTTGAAATAATACCCGCTTTCTTTTTTGATACAAATAAGCAATGCAGACAGGAAAAAGAAATGAGAAATGTACATATTCAGATCTAATTCAGGCAGTTCTACTTGTTTGAAGGGATTTTCCTGTCTGTATATGTACATTTCTCATTTTTTTTGATATGATTTAAACTAAAAATAAAAAGGATTATTATGGCTACAAAGGTTATTAAGGCTATTATTGAAAAGGCTTCTGATGGTGGATACGGAATATATTGTCCGGACTTAGAAGAAATCTCCTTGTATGGATATGGCTTGACCGAAACGGAAGCCAAAGAGAACTTACAAGAAAATTTAGAAATGTTTATTGATGAAAGCGAAAATGAAAATATCATTAACGCATTGAACAAAGGAGATATCTCATTTGATTATCAATACGACATTTCCGGGTTCTTCAAAACTTATAATTTCTTTAATATTAGTGAACTTGCCAAAAGAATAGGCATTAACCCTTCACTAATGAGACGTTATAAACAAGGAATAACATTAGCATCTAAAGATCAGAAAAAGAAAATAGAACAAGAAATTCATATTTTAGCAAAAGAATTATGTGCAGTTCAGTTTTGAATACTTCAAAGCTTTTTGTTTGACAACAACCTGTACCGAATCCTTCCTGTTAATGGAAGGTGTTTTGAGAAAGCCCGAAATAAACATCGGGCTTTTTAAATATTAAAAATTGATATTTCTAAGCCCCTTCCACAAATTCCTTTAACCGATACAACCGATCAATAGCCGGATTGAAAAATGGGTCCGGATAATGCTCTTTAATATCATAGATATTGGTTTGTACATAAATCTTAGGATCGGTGATACGTTCAGCTTCACTTAGTATAACCTCTTTGGGTAATTGTGCGGTTTCAGCCCATTTTATAATGGCTTTCACGCTTTCTTCATCATAATTATAATTTGCCATAGCTTTTATCTTTTTATTTTTCTATAAAATCCAACTTGTAGCCTAATGCATCAGCTATCTTACTCAGTAGATCGATGCCGGTACTATATCTTCCTGTTTCAATTCTGGCTATATTGCCAGGTGCAATATCTGTCAGCTCTGCAAGCTTGGCCTGCGATAGACCTTTGGACTTTCGGATTTCAGCTATACGCTTACCGATTCGTTCTCTGTCATTCATAATGTTTTTGCTACGTTTTTATCCTCCCATGTGCAATAATTACAATACCACTGGGCGGCAGGTTTCATAATCTCATTGATAATCATTTCACGATCCGCATCCTTGTCAAGAGTGGCACAGTAATACAACGCGGCTATCATTGGTTCTTTTATGCCGTATTGGTCAACATAAGAAAAATTATATGCCAAAACTCCTTCAGTAAGGAAAGGGACTTCTTTGTCAAATATCTCTATTATACTTGCAGAAGGAATATGTAATATTACTATTTGTCCATCAAGGATATTATCCTTTTCGTGCTCTGATCCATCAATAAAAGCGAAATCTGGTAAGGAGAGTTTTCGTAATTTTACCATTTTTATGCCCGTCATGCCGATAGCACAGCGTTAAATTAGTTCTTTTCTATCATCTTTGCTACTTGTGAACCTCCAGCATTAAACAAATCAATGGCTTGTTTTGCATTCATCTTTCTTATCTCAAAAGATCTGTAAGAAGTTGCAGGTTGATTAGTCTTTTCAGTAGTAAACACGGTAACTTCTCTTCTTGCTTGTTTCGCAAGGCCTGCTCCTGACAGCTTATTATAGCGTCTTTCGCAAATCATTTCTCTTAACTGATCAAGATTAACAATTTCTTTTGTTCCCATGTTGTTTGTAATTTCGATTAAAGTTTTCATAATCTATCGCCGCTTATCCGTTGCCGCCGGTTCTAATGATTTGACATGCAAATATACTATCATATTTGATAGCATGCAAGTATTATGAAGATTATTTTGATGTGTTATATAACACAAAATTGGAAAGTTGATATTTATAGTAATTCCGGAACAATGCAATTTGTTCTATTTTTCTTATTTAAAAATTATCTACCCCGTGTTTTTTCTGACCAATCCACAATTTATTGTTCTATTTTTCTATACTATCTAAAAATACCATATATATTCGACAAAGACTCCGTTATATTTCTCTCCCCTTGGCACAAAGTTGAATGCACCATCTTTCTCATATAGTATATAAATGCGTCCTTCCATTTTAGCAGCCACCTTAGCAAGTGAACGCATGCGGGAAATATCCTCCATCCTCTTACGATTCTCACAGCCACAACTCATAGACCAAACTTTCTAAAGTAATCCTCCAGTCCCTTTTTTATAAAATTCTCCATAAAATGTCTTCTGGCATAAGAACTAAACCTGTATATGGCTTGCCCGTACTTTTGCTCAATGTCATTGCTAAAGCTCACTCCCCTACTCTCTATCCTTAATCCCTTATCAATAGGTACTGCGGTAATAGAGTCGTGAAAATCTCCTCTGATTATTAAGTTAGGTGTTTCAGGAGATCTACGTAATCCAAACCATGTAACATCATATGGCGGTCTTATCTCCTCCTTCCATTCCATGTATCTTCGCGCATTTTTATAAAAACTGCCAGCTTCCTTTGTATTAAAGTAGGGATCATTAAGATAGGTAGGATGTAATGGCTTGTCATTGCCGTTAATACCGGCATTCAACTGTTCTCTTATATACGCTTCAAACATGTTCTTATTTTCATGCAAAAGCTTCTCCAACATAGGAACAAGTCCTTTGGAGAATTCCATATAATTGTCATATGCCTCAAGAAATGTTGCCATGGCATTTAAAATAATCAGGGGAAACCTCACAGCTTCCCCCTCAAGTACTCAAAATCTAAAAATTACAGTTCAAACTTGACACCTTTTATGTCGTCGTATATCTCAGCAAGCATTTTCTCCCTATCTTCTAACGGCCTGTCAAGAAAAAACAGATTCTTGTGCATTTCGATGAATTCCCTCTTCTTCATTTTCTTCACAAGATCATCATTGAAAGTCACATTCTCTACTTTCATGGCCAGGCTTCTATACCGGTAATACCGTTGGCTTGCAGAATTGAGGGTTTGACAAGCTTAACCGTACCTGTAGCTGTAATTATTCCATCTTCATAGGAAACACCGGTTGCGCCCGGGAGAACAGTTGCCGCCTTATCAGCTATAAGGCTACCATAGTATTCGGTTACGTCAAGATTGCCATAGTGTTCTCTAAGTTTATACTTATTCTCACCATCAGCCTTTACCATCTCAACATATACCAAGCCTTTCAAAGCCTCAACTACATCAAAGTCACAGGCTTTAATATTCGCATTCTTAATGTACTTTTCATAGTCCTTGAACATGGTTGCAACCGTCAGGTTAGCTTCCGTACCGGATGAATCCCAATCCTGCCCTCCCGGATACACACCGGAAAGAGGAATGCCGGCAAGTTCTCCCGTACCGTCGTTCATGCCATAAATGATATTATTCTCATCTACAAAGTAAGCGTCAAACGCCACATTCTTTGCGGCCATCAGATTTGCTTTTAAACTGAAATCGTAATCCGACAAAGTCCACACATCATTCTTTGCAGAATAGCTGGTTACTTTGGTAGGACCATAACCCAATGCGGAAGTCTGTGCCTCTCCACCGGAAGGAGCGTATTCCACGATTGTCTTTAGCGGGAATATTCGATCCGGTCTGTCTGCGTGACAGGCTTTTTCAAACTCCTCGGCAGAATATGTCTCCGGAAGCTTATGACCGTGAATGGTCAAAATGATAGCTTTTATTTTTCCAGGATCAAGTACGCAAACGGAATTACCCGTATTGAATATTGCCAGTCCCGGACATTTTCTAAAGTCTGTTGCCATAACATTTAATATCTTTAATTTTCAAATTCATTTGTTTTATCTCGATAGCATCGATAAAGTCGCTAAAGGGTTTCCCGTCCTCTCCTATCACTCCAACACGCCCATAACGGTAGTTTTCCGTATACAGATGAGGAACATTATCCTTATACTCAACATCTATGGATCTGTCCTTCTTTATCTCCTCAATGAAGAGATCATAGATAGGTCGAAGTATCTGTTCAAACGATGTTCTTTCACGGTCTTCATTGGTATATTCCTTCAGGGTATTCACCATTATGATAAACTCCAAAGAAACCGTTCTTTTAGGCGCATTCCTATCTTCTGTAAACGGGGAATACAAGCAGATAATAGGGAATTTAAACTTGCAGGTAGAGGAAGATTTGCCCCATTCTGTCAATTGAGAACTTATATAGGCCCAATCACCAAACAGAAAAGACACATTGCTCCCGTACTTCTCAGCCACACGCTTCACTACATCTTCAAATATCTTATTTATCGACCTCATATCCCCATACTATTAATCCGGCAAATCATGGAAGGATCAAACCTGACTCCTTCATACTCATCTGCCTGAAGCAATTGATACACTCTTTTATTCATATCTACCATATCATTCCAGGCTCTAATCTGGATAACCATCGGCGATACCACATCATCATCTGCGGAGGTTACAGTACCTACTCTTGTAACGCTGTAATTTCCTTCCTTTATATACTTGAAGAAAATATAGCAGGCTATAGGACTATACTTTTCAGAAAGCAGAGCAAGGAGCTTTTCCCATTTATCGACATTATCTTCTTCTGAGTTAAGATAGTCTATGAATTTACTACACATATTTTCACCGAGTATCTTGCGAAGGTATTCACGCTCATACACCATAATGTAATATTCTATTTTCTCACGTTCGGCATCTCTGGTCGTGGAAGGAGCACCAGTATCAGGACTTAGACCGATACTCAATAACCCGGTGAAATATGTATAGTCAATTATCATATTAATCTACCTTTTTGTCTTTCTTCATCAAATCTTCACAACCGGAAGTCTTAGCAGCAGCCATTACTTCTGCCGAATTCTCCACTACTCCCATCTTAGTCCATTTCATCGCAATGGGAAGAGAGACATAAGTCTCATCACCGGTTTTAAAAGCACCAAAGTTTTTGATGAACTTAACCGGATATAACTGAGAAAGGTCCATATAAATGACTCTCTCTTTGGATTGCTTACTGGCTATTTCATTTCTTTTCATTGTATACCTCCTTACGATGCTGATTTAGTGATTGCTGTGATTACATTCGCATAAGTATCCGTGACAAAGGCGGTCTTGTACTGTGCCTTAACATATGCGAGAAGTCTTTTTTCCATGACAACTGTCAGACGGTTATGAGTAAAATCGTCATTTTCCCAACCAAAGCTGATAGTAAGACCGACATAATCACGAATAAACAGATATCTGAAATCACCCATTGTAAATGAGCCGATTGCCACGTTAGGATCTTGTACAGCACGAAGACCGGAAATCAGCTCGTCACCGACTTTAAACGGACGGATGTAGTCGCCATTTTTGTTCTTCGTAAGCTGCATATTGGCATAATCTACCGGATTCATGCGCACCGCATTGGGAGAATACACCATATTACTTGTGCTGACAATCTGAGTATAAGCAGCCACAATAGCATCATACATATTAGGGGATTCTACTTCAAGACCGGTCAACGCAAATGCCGGGAAATCAGCAGCAACACCTTTAATTTTACCGTTTTGACCATCACCGTTCAAAATACCGTCTTCTTCCTTAGCATCCATTTTACTCAATCCTTCAGCTTGAAGTTCAGCAACTAGCTGAGGAATATCCTGCATTACCTCAGTGGTAATCTTGAAAGTAACAGCAACCTTTCCGGCTGTAATAGTCTTGTTATCAAGTTCCGCTTTGATGGCAGGTTTCAGTCCACCTTCCGGAACCCAACCGGCATCACCGGTAACATTCTTCAGCTCGGCATAGATAACCTGAGGAGTTGAAATTGAAGCCACATTAGACAACTCCCTCAACATGCTTCTACGTCTGGGAGCTACGGAGATATTAGGATCAATCGTAATTCCTCCGGCAACTACCCCACCACCGGAAGTAGTGGTGACTTGTGGATCAGCTTTCACAATCAGATCCACTTTCAAACCACCGGCTTTCTTGATAGCCTCAACATCAACCTTTTTTGTCCCGTCTTTCTGTACCAAGAAATCTTTCAAATGCATCTCAAGTTGCTCATGCACACTCTTTACACGAAGTTCGCCATTAACGGATACTTCTGTAGCTGCTTTCATCTTGAGGATACTTTCTTCAATATCAGAAATCTTTTCCTCAAAAGTTTTCTTATCTACAGCAGCGGCATTTTGCTTTTTGAACTCATTGACAGATTGCATGGCGGTTTTGATTGACTCACGCAAATCTTCAATTTTTATCTCATCTTTGATGTATGACTCGCAAGCTTTTCCTAATGCCTGGTCCACATCCTCCCATTTCTTCTTATCTTCATCTGCCATGCCAGAAGTGTCGATAAGGTCCAGTAAATTCAATTTCATAATCAATCTTGTTTTTTTAGTTTAAAGTTATTGAACATTGACTTGTCGGCTTTTTCTTGTTCAGGTGCAGCTTGACCAAGCTCCGGCCTGAAAGAAGCAAGTGACATTGCCTTTGCTACTATTTTTTGTATCTTTTGCTGTTTAGCGGAACCAATGTTGGAACACAGGGAAGATATCTCATCGTTAAGCTGCTTATATGCCTTATCGTAATCTTCCTGAGACTTCAAACCCAGATATTCCGTCTCTGCATTACAACCGAAAGAGACAACGGAGAATTCATGCAGTTTTACTTCCCTGACTATAAGAGCCTGCCGTTCTTCATCCCATTCGCAATTGTCCCATACATACTGATAACCTATTGAGAATTGGTTAAGTGTTCCGGATTCCAGCTGTTTTATTGCACGATCTCCCAGCTCTATTTCATCAACATAAGCCTCAAAATAAAGTCCCTTTTCATCCTCTCTAAGAAGAGTAGGGAAACCAATCGGCTCATCCATATTATGCATCCACAGAAGGAGAATCTTATCATTTGCATTACTTTCCGGTCCTCTATCCTGAATACTCTTGGAGAAGCATCCTTTAACCAGGATATCACCCGCCTTATCCTTATTTCCAAACACAGCTGCATAACCGGTTATGATACGTTTTTCAGAATCATACTGGGCTTCCTTGGAATTGATAGAAAAATACTTGTATTGCATTCCTATCTTACCGCTATATTTGCTTTTCATTTCTTTCATAATCGTTGCATTCTTAATTTATCACACAGATGTCGTACCTAATGAAGTAAAATTCCCTTTGGGCTTATCCGGATCAATGTCCATATATTGAGCAAGCCATATTCGACCTTCATCATGCGTTATATACTGACTCCTTTCAAGACGTTCAAGTGCATCAGCTACCTTGACAATCGCATCCGCCTCAGTCTTTTTATTCGCTTGCAGACATTCAACATCCGTAAAGTCTATCTTAACCAAAATATTCTCCGGACAGATAGAGCGAGTAATGCATTGAGCAATTTTGCGAGAATCCGGAATAACAACATCCTGGTAAGCGGAAGTCATGGCAGCCGCTTGATTGTCATATTTCGAATCATCAAAAAGAGAAGGATTAACACCGATTGCATTGGCTATTTTCTTTGTACACCTTTCATCCTCTTCAAACAGCTTTAACTGGGAAGAGTTATAATCAAGAGGAATCCATTTAAGTTTCTTCCGGGTAACAAGAATAGGATATTCTTTATTTACCAAACCGAATTTCTCTTTGAACTTATCCTTGATTTCCTTCTCTTCATCGGGTTCCATTGCCACATTGCCCATTTCGTCTTCATAGTCATTGCATAATATTCCTTTTGGACCACCATTTACTAACAATGTATGGCTGGCGCTCATGGAAGCAACCCAATTCGATACAGGTTGCGAAAGGCTATCAGTAGCAGTCTCAAATTCAATGTCTGCATTAAGGCTATTACTGTTAAAAGAGAGAAGCGCATCATATATGATAAAGTATTCATAATCCTGGAATTCGGACTGAATTCCTCCCCATTCAATATATGCCCTGGAAACCACCTCTTCTAATTTATGCTGACGGAAGAACTTACCTGTCCCTTCCAAATGAAATAATTCAGCCGGCAATACCCACATTGCCTTAGGTGTACTGCGGCGTGCCGCCCGGACGACTGATATCGGGCAGTAGCCAAAGGCCTTGAGTGATATTTCAACTTGCTTTATAAAAGATGAGAAGGTTTGTAACGGATTAGGCTGGTTTAACAAATCACGTATTTCGGAATATTCACTTTTCTCGTTACCCTGAGCATCCGTCACATAAGGAACTCCACGGGACATCATCGTACCTATCTTGTCAACAACCGTAAAAAAAGGAGTACATGCAAGTAAAGCCTCAGCCTTATCCGAGTCATTAGTCATGTCATAATCGGCCTTCCAGCGGAAACGTTTACCAAACAGATCAGAGAGATACCAATAATTTCCCGCTGCGTCCTTTTCCACCCGATTTACGTTTCCTAACGGAACCGGCACAGATTGTTTCTTACTTATTTTATTAATAATCCAGCTTTTTGCTCCCATAAAAAAAGAATGATTACCCGTATAGATAATCATTCTCTCCATGCTTAAGTCTTTACGTACATATAAATACCAAGGTATTATATAAGTTCCGTGCAGCTTCACACGGAGACAATGAATTATCAATGCAAACTTAACTTTTTTATATATCAAAAGCAATAGCTATTTTCTATATATTTACAAATATCCCGTTTATTTCTATTTATGTTCACTTTTGTGCGGAAAAATTTTCGATCTTACACAGTAAGATACCAAAGCACACAAAGCATTCATTGCAGATTTACGACTGGAAGGATAGTCCAGGAGATCATTTATGAAGTCATGATATCCAAGTCCAGAGTTATAATCAGGATTAAAACGACAGCACTTCTTGGAATAGTTTATATAAGCCGTTATTCTTTCATCCACATTCGCATTGTCTTTTATTCCCCAGACATTCATTTTATGACTTCTCAGGTCAGACAAAAAATGCTTGTATTGATTGCTGCATTCAACTATAACCTTTTCAGGAGAATGATCTTTTATACCTTTAATAAAAGCCTCATCATCAAACATAGTGGTATATAGAATGTCTTTAATATAAATATATTCACCAATAACGCACCGGATCAGAACCGCCCTTCCTTCACTTTGAGGAAGCAAGTAGCACAAACGTACACCTTGCAATTCGAAATCCGGCTTATAATGAATCAATTCATCCTCTCCTACACTACTACGTTTACGACTCAAAGAGAAGTCAATGTATTCGTTCTTGAATATCTGATATATGACATATCTTAAAGTATCACAGATATGACCATATTTCTCATATGATTGTCCTGTAGCCTTATTCTTTACCTTTGTCTTAAGCATACCGCCATTTACGTCTTTTTTGGCGTTATTATAGTCCGTGATTGAATTTCGGCAAGAATCATCCACCACAAAAGACATGCCTCCACCATTAGACAATATGTAGTTTACAAACGCTCCGGTCATCGCCACGCTAGGATTGCTATCCGGAATGCGCTCTTCAACCTGATAGTTCTTTTGCAAGGTTTCAATGAACTTATCCAGAAAAGACCTTTTCTCTTCATCAATCGTATTTCCCGCTTTTGTACTTGCATCGCCATACAGATAGAGGACATTATCATACGATAAGGTTTTTAAGTATTCTACCGCCAATTCTGCCGCTTTTGTCACAGTATTAAAAGGATCTTCCGCACATATTTCATGAAATTGACGGATTTGCTTTCTATCTTCCTCATATTGATAGAAAGTCATAGATATATAAGGAAGAACATTGTTGTCTATGGAGATATGCACAGGATATTCATTATTGTACTTAACTTGCGTAATATGGCGATTTGAATCAAACGAATTCAGGAATTCACCTCCCGTCTTTATGCTTCCCCACTCTCCCAAGGCATATACCCTATAGAAGTTATAATCATGATCCTTATACCAAAGATAGTTTGCAATGGTCTGTTTGTCATAATAGCCATATTTCCCGTCCGGAGAGCCGACTACCCAAAAATTATTCCTATATGTAGAATGAAGTTCTAATGTATCAGGTTTGTATTCTTCATATTTACCCGTGCGTTCATTAAATATATTCTGTGATACATTGCTTCGCTTAGAGGTAATTGTACTATACTCTTTCCCCAACGGTTTGCCGGTTATTGAATTCCGAGCCTTGCCAAACATATCGCAAGGCATAGTATTCCATTTATAGGTATCCAGGATTTTTGTTTTGATCCATAAGTCTTCAGAAGTAGGATTAAAGTTACAGATGATTTGAAGGCCCGGTTTACCACGCAAGCGGAAACGGACTTGCGTGAAATCTTCATATTCAAAGTCGGTAGTCTCTTCCATAACTACCCACCTGTAATTGGTTATACTCTTTATCTTCTCCGGATCATCCAGACCGGTAAAATCTATTTTAAGCCCATTGTAGCATACAATTGTGTTTTCCTTAAAGGTAAAGTACCTCGCCAGGCAAAGTTTCCTGATTTGCACCTTGAATTCTTCATAGACAGTATTTTTCAAACTTGTAGATACTTTCCTGATAACAAGCGCAGACCCTTCACCTGAAAAAACCGACAAAGCAACTGCTTGTGCAGTAGAAACCGATTTCCCTGAAGAAGAACCGCCCCTATTGAATATATAGCGAATATCCGGATTACGCATGGCATCACGAATATGCCAGAATAGCGGATTAAAAAGCTTATATGAAAAGATCAGTTCACTCATCACCAACTATAACCCGAATATTTAGATTGTTATCACCTGTATTCGCTTCCCATCCAAGCATACGGCTAAGACGGCCCAGTGCTTCAATCTTACTATAAAACTTAATTTCAAGCCCTTGAGAAGTGCTTTTGATTGACTGGATACATGACAAAGCTTCATCGGGAATTTCATCAAGCGACTTAATTATAAATTCACCGCTAACAGAATCTCCAATTTGCCTTATATTAAGATTGGCAATATTGGAAAGTATTCGGATGGCATCTTCCTTTTTTATATCCGATTTCCTTTTAGCCTCAGTCTGGAGCTCTGTTACCCTACCCAAAACCTCCCCATTTTTTAAAAGTTCGGACGCACGTTTCCACACGGTTTCATCCTTCCATTTCAATGAGCTCGGATAGGCTCTCCTGTAAGCTTCTGATTGATTTCCACATTCTACGTAATAGTTGCAGAAGTTTTCTTGTTTTGGTCTTAACATAATCTATTATTTTTGCTTTATAAAGATAACTATTATTCCGCTATTTAAAAAGCACAGAACAAAGCATTATAGTTTTATGCGGGATTTTATCATTTTAGTCTTATACCTCTCGTTATTTATCCGTGTAACACACATACGGCATCTTGAAGACTTATATTTATACAACTTCCCTCCACGCTTTATTCGGAAGTCGTAAAATTTATCCAAATAGTAATATCTATGGCAGCGAATACATCGTTTCATTTCACGTCCATTTGAATCATACTTCCTATTCGCAACCCTCCTTACCAACAAGGCACATCCCTTACATTCCGGATCCTTATCCCTATATCTCCTACAATGTGCAAGAGACTTATTGCCACACTTTGCAAATGCGTGGCAATCAATCCTTGTCTCTTTATTCATAATCTCTCTATACTTAAAGCCTTGACATTGTTATACCATTTATTTTCCTTCTGGAAAGCCTCTACTACAAATCGAAGCCTGATAACATCACCTACAGAAAGAGGACTGTCTACAGGACCTTCAAAACTTGTCATTGAGAAACGCATCTTGCTATGGTAACGTTCTGAAGTTTCCATAACATAATCTCGCCTTTCCCAATCCTTGCCATCTTTAGTTATTCCACGTACAGGAGTAAATTCATATAATATCTTACCTTCAGCTTCACATTTCATTTCTTTCGTTGGCATAGCTTTTATTTTTTATTGATATTAATATTATTATTTTTATCTGCCCCTTAAGTCGGTTACCCGACTACCCTTCGGGCAGTATAGGACAAGTTGCCGAAAACTGTTAAAATTAGCACTTCTTTCATTATACACTATTGATTATCAGCATTTTAACAACGCACCATATGGTGCTTTTTAACATTTTCACAACTCATTGATTATCAACACATTACAAAGTTATATTAAAAGGCGTAGTATTCCCTATCTGGAAATAGGACAAAAGCTTATCCTTATATTCCGTCTCAAGAGGACTTATATCCTCAACATACTTGAACTTCTCGTCAGGCCAACTACGAGCAAAATTACGGATCGTCTCCCACTGTTTCTTAGTCAGCATACCATCAAGATACATCTTCTTGTACTTTTCTTTATATCGGGCTATACCTATCCAGTTTATTTCACGTGCCTTATCAAGCTGCGAGATCTTAACGCCCTTGACTGCGGATAATCCGCGAATAAATCTAATTTCCGACCAGTCCCTATAAAATATCCTTCCTGTCTTAGACAGAAACAGGCTACTTATAAACTCAGACATAGGCACAGATTGATGCCTGTATATTGTTTCAATCCGCAATATATTGTTACCAATATTATGTCCTTTCTCAGCAGCCTCAAAAGTCTTATCATAAGCCTTAAAGATTTTGCGGAAATATTTGCTTTTCTCGGTAGTTACCTGTCGGTACTCGGAATAATTAGCATCATTCCAAAGTAAACGGCCGGATGCATCCCTCATCATTCGTATATACTCATCAGCAGGACGGGAGAGCTTCATTGTAAGACCTACTTCGTAATAGACAACCACAGCATTCTCCGGCCTTACACAAAGCCTCAGCAATAGTTCTTTTATTGTTCTTACGGCTATTGCAAAAGTTAGTGGACGGCTATTGTCAAGCCTACCTGTTTTACTTTTGGTATATAACTTATGAATCGAACATTTACAACGTAAGGAACCACCATGAATCTCAATAAAACACCCATCAAAGTTGGCGTAGGCGGTAGATTTATAATAGATCTCATCTCCCTCAGTACATTGCTCCAGGTAGTTCCTTAACACAACGGTGTCTATATCCGCAGTGTCTATCGTTGCTTTTATGGTTACTTTATCAAACATTTTCTTTGGTAGTAGTTACATTTACGATTTGATTCCGCTACAAAAGCGTGCGATTTGAATATACTGCACCATACAATCTTCGGCCAGCCTATCGGATCGGAAGAATTAATGCAATTGATGCATTGTATCAAGTCTTCTTTCTGCAATTTAAGCACCTTTGCTGTCTTTGCCGACATATATGTTCAATTAATGTTTAGAGTCAGAATCTTCTCGGCTAACAACAGTTCCCTTACCAGTTTTATCAATGATAATGCTTTTGCCATCTATATTAAAAGACGTGCGACACCCATCAGGCAAGGAACAAAGGAAACTACGGATTACAGGAGAATCGGCATTTTTCCCCGTTTTATCTGTAGCTCCATCTTCATCCGGAACAATATATGGGAATACATCCATAAGGGGCGTTTCGGATACTAAAGCGATCTGGTAATCCGCCATCGTACCCTTCATACCTTCATCCAGTTTCTTAACAGCATCGCGCAGGTCGGCAGCTTGTACTAATACCTGAGTGGATGTTTTCTTTTCAGCTCCACTCTTTTCGTCCAGAGTAATAAAGATCAGTTTACATTTGAACCAACGGTCGGCAGCCTCTTCTTCGCTGGGGAATAATTCGCTATAGTTGGCACGTTTGATGTCTGATACTGTAA